ACGTTCCCATACAGTTACATAACCCTCACCAATAATTAACACTCTATTGTTATCGTTGACTTGTATCAGATAGTTTCTACCACCTGTTTCTATTTTCTTACAATTCATACTTCCTCCTTAGTGTACATAAACATCAAAATAAATAGCATCTTTATGATGTGTTTGGTAAGCATTTATTGTGCGTTTACCTCTTGCCATTAATGCCACTCTTTTAGGTGTTATATGTAAATACTTCTTTGCATTCTTGTTGTGTTCTTTAACTTGTGCTTTAAGATGTATTAAATCTTTGTCATCTTTAGTATCTACACTAAAGCGATAAGCTAGAGTACTTCTTTTATTGATATTTTTTAGATATGCCATATTTTGTTTTCCTTTTAGTTGTTAATCCTACGAGTTATTTCGTGAGGGATGTGAGTAGTATATCATAGTTTTTTCATCTGTCAACACTTTTATTCAAATTATTTTCAATTACAACCTACTAGACACTTCTGAACTTTAGAAATACAATTACAACCTACTAGCCAATTTTGAGTTTTCTAAAATATGAGAGTTCTGAGGTTTTGGTAAAAATACAACAGATGTGCCAGATCTGGAAATAATGTAGTATAAATACAACAGATGTACTGAGGTCCAATATTTTTAGATTTAAAGATATTTCAGATTTTAACCTAATGATGGTATTGGTAGCATAAAAAAGTACGCTAGAATCGAAAATATGAAAGCCTAATTATGCAGCTTTTTGCTAATTTTGACAAAAACCGTTAGATCTGGGGATATATGAATTTTTAATGAGACATAAAAAAACCACCTTTAAGCGGTGGTCTTTAGTGGTTAGTGGTTAATTTTTAGTGTTTGAGATAAGCAATATTTTTTATAGTTGAATCCCAACATTTAACACAATCATTACATTTACCATTATTTTCAAAACTTTTACAAGTTGCTTTTGTTTTATCGGTTGTAACAGTAGATGTATGTTTGTATTTTGGTGGTTGCTTTTGGTCAATCATCGAACCACTCAAACGAATAACTAAATTTTTTGGTATTTCAATCGGTTGTAAGCTTTCAATCAATGCCTTTTCTTTAGTTGGTAACCAATGCTTGATATCAGGTGTTAGTCTTGCAATATCGATAATTTTTCTTAAATGTTTAAGGTTTTGTAAATCCCCCGAATCGTGCCACCTAAACAATTTTGTTTCTTTGGTTGCTTTTGAGTTGGTTATTAAGTGAACCATAGCTAAAACCCAAAATGGATTCTTAATCGAATTTAAGCGTTTATATTGTGCATCTGATATTGCTTTATAACGTGTATAGTTTCCTTTTTGTGCGTAACACGTAGAACAAACAGAGTTATTAATTTTTCTGAGTTTTGAGCCTTGTTTACATTCTTTTGCAGGTATAGAATAGCTTAGAGTTGACATTTTAGAGGTTTTAGTTAAACCACCACCAATAATTATATTTGCTTGTTTTAAAGTTTTAATTTCCATTTTGTTTTTATCCTTTTAATAGTTGTGCGCCATATAGACGCACTTAGAGTTGATTATAGGTTAAATGTTGCAACCAAAAAGAATACAACGAATAACAAGATCATTATTAAAATAATGACTTGAGCGTGTGATTATTTTGATTTTTTTTAGTGATAAACCACCAATTATAAGCCTTAGCACTTCGGTACAAAGTTATATAACCTAAATCAATCTTAAAAAATTCTCTATTACGTGATTGTAAGCCTTTAGGCCTTGTTAGTCTATAACCGTTGTTAACGGTTGAACGTATGCCTATAATATAATCTCTACCTAAGAATCTAAAAGACTTTCTACCATTCTTAAGATTAATTTTAGTTGATAATTTTTTCGCTATTCTATAGTTTAAGTTAGTCATAATAATGTGCCTCTTAGTTGGTTAATGAATCAATAGTATTTTGAATATCGAACTGAATATCCTCTAGATTGTACCTAGTCTCAAAATCTAAATCTAAATCTGATATTTTATCTAGTGATTCGGTTATATGTTGAAACGCAAGTTCTAAATGTTTTAACGCTTGACGTTGTATCCTATCGTGCTGTTTGTCATAATGTTGGATTGTCATTTTGTTTTTATCCTTTTTTATAGTTTGCAATATTGCATTAACAATAATACATAAAAATAATTTAATGTCAACACTAAAAACTAAAATTAATCTTAATACATTTACTGCGTGTCTAAAATTGCTAATCATTCCAAATCTTCGATTTTAGAGACTTTTATTGCTTAGGCCGCATAAGGTATTAATGACTATCTAAAAGTTAGAATTAGATAGTACCTTGCGTGTCGCATTAATGATACATAAGTTACCACTAATGATACAATATGTCTACTAATGATACACCTTGTTGTGATCCTGCAGCTGTTGTGTCTGTTGTGCAGCTTGTGTTGTATTTAGGTCACAAATGTTGTGCTAGAGTGACACTCACGCACACTTTTGTCTCTTTTTTTCCACTTTTGTGTCTTTTTCACTACTTTTGTGGTACTAAAGTTACACACGGGAGGGACCCAGAAGTGTTCACTGAAATTTAAATTTAGGCTCTAATGCAGAATGAGGAGAATTTGAGATTACAGGAGAAATAAACCTGAAAATATCGGAGGAGGAAATTAGAGAACTTAAGTTATTTATTAGAACTGTTGATAAGTCGCTAGACGCTCCATAACTCTGTGGATAACTCTGTGGATAACTTTAGGAGACACGGAAAAGTTAGAACTAGGAGGGACCTTAAGAATCTAGAGAGAACTATTATTCCGTTAGGAAGAATATTTATTTCACTCTAGCTATTGACTTTTGGTTAAAAGTATGGTATAATATATACATAAGGTTGAATATTTAAAACACTCTAAAGATTCACCTAAAAGGCTTCACTTAGAAATAACCTTTAATACATCTTCTTCGTTCTTAGTAGGAATCTTCAACAGAATCTTACTAAGAATCAAGAAGAAGAATCATCTAGGTTTTTATTTAAGTGAGTCTTAAGTATCACTTAAGTAGAGAGGTCTAATAAGATGGCAATGAAGCCTGGAGATAAACGAAGATTAAACAAAGGGAACCCTAAATTAAAGAAGGGAGTAGTCTTAAACCCTAAGGGTAGACCTAAAGGTAGTGTCAATAAATATACTGCCTTAAGTAGAGAGTTAATGTCTACCAAAGGACCAGAGATTGTAGAGAAGGTCATAGAGATGGCTTTAGAAGGTGACCGTACTTGTCTTAAGATGTGTATGGATAGAATCTTACCTACAACTAAGGCAGTAGAATTAAGGTCTTCGGAAAAGTCTGGAAACATTACTATTAACGTAGGTGGTCTAGAGGCTAAAGTTATTGAAGCTGAAGAGAAGAAACCGTTAGAGTATGAAGAAGGTGTCATTATAGATGATGCTAAGATTGAGTCTAAGGTGGTAGAAATTGGCGGAGCTTGATGTCAAACTACATCCAGCACAGTTAGAGATATTTAACTCTAAGGCTAGATTTAAAGTAGTATCTGCAGGTAGACGCTTTGGTAAAAGTAGACTAGCTGCTTGGATTCTAATCATTAAGGCATTACAGTCTGAAGAGAAGGATGTCTTTTATATAGGTCCTACCTTCCAACAGGCTAAAGATATTATGTGGAATATGCTCAAAGAGCTACTTCAGGGGACTGACTTAATAGAGCAGACTCACGAGAATACAGCCACTATGACTCTTACTAATGGTAGGAGGATTAGTCTAAAAGGTTCAGATAGACCTGATACCTTACGTGGTGTAGGTCTAGCTTATGTAGTATTGGATGAGTATGCTAGTATGAGAGTTGAAGTGTGGGAACAGATTATCAGACCTACACTAGCTGATGTTAAAGGTGGTGCATTATTTATTGGTACACCTGCAGGTAAGAATCACTTCTATGATTTATTTATGGAAGCAGAGAAGGACCCAGATTGGGATACTTTTCAGTTCAACTCTACAGATAATCCTCTGATTGACCCTAAAGAGGTAGAAGTAGCTAGAAGGACTATGTCTACACAAGCATTTAGACAGGAGTTCGAGGCTAGTTTTGTTTCTTTTACAGGAGGTATATTTAAGAGTGATTGGATTAAAACAGATGAGGAAGAACCTAAAGAAGGTAACTATGTTATGGCAGTGGACCCTGCAGGTTTTGAGAATGTTGAGAAGGAAAGAGGTATTAAAGGGTCTAAGTTGGATGAAACAGCAATTGCTATCGTTAAAGTCGATGGTGACCATTGGTGGGTCAAATCTATACTTCACGGTCGTTGGTCCATTAAAGAGACCGCTAAGAAGATTTTACAGTCGGCTATTGAAAATGAAGTCACGACTGTAGGTATTGAAGCAGGAGCATTAAAGAATGCTATCCTCCCTTATCTAGAAGATGAGATGAGGATTAACGGTAGGTGGGTTCCTATTACAGATGTAACTCACGGTGGTAAGAAGAAGGCAGATAGAATTACTTGGGCTCTACAAGGTAGATTAGAACACGGGAAGATTACATTTAATCCTGACCCTAGCTACATTAAAGACCTAGAGACACAGTTAATTGAGTTTCCTACTAAAGGTACTCACGATGATATTATAGATGCTCTGGCTTATATAGACCAGGTGAGTGTGGCAGACTTTATGCACACTATTGAATTAGAAGAGGATTGGGAACCATATGATGATGTATCAGGATATTGATTTATGAATTACAATAATGAGAATGATTATCAAGCACTAGCAGGATGGTTAACATCTAGATTAGAACAATGGCGTAACCATAGAGATAATAACTATCTATCTAAGTGGGATGAATATTACCGTCTATGGAGAGGTATTTGGTCTGTTGAAGACCAGAGCAGAGCATCAGAGAAATCTAGGCTTATATCCCCTGCATTACAACAAGCAGTAGAATCATCAGTAGCTGAAATAGAAGAAGCTACGTTTGGTAGAGGTAAGTGGTTTGATATTAAAGATGATATGTTAGACCAACAACCACAAGATGCTGAGTACGTAAGAAACCTACTACAAGAAGACTTAGAAGCTAGTGGTGTTAAAGATGCTTTATGTGAAGTATTCCTTAATGGTGCTATCTATGGTACAGGTATTGGTAAGATTATTACAGAAGAGAAGATAGAACGCTCACCTGTAGAAGTACCTATAGAAGGTACTCTAACTACAAAGAGAGAGTTAGCAGAGACTCCTCTAGTAGATGTGAGAGTAGAAGCCATCTCACCTAAAGAGTTCTTAATTGACCCTAGTGCTGAGTCTATTGATGAAGCCTTAGGCGTAGCTCACGAGGTATATAAGCCACGTTATATTCTATCTGAAGGGATGGATAAGGGTGTCTATAGAAAGGTTGATATCGAGGCAGATACGGACGTAATACAGGTAGGTTTTGACCCTGAGTATACTAATAGAGATGCTAGTGACCAAATTAAAATCACTGAATATTGGGGTAAAGTACCTAAGAAATTCTTAAATAAGAAGAAATCAGAAGATGATTTCGAATATGATTCAGATGAATTAGTAGAAGCTGTAGTAACTATTGCTAATGACCAATATGTTCTACGTGCTGAAGAAAATCCATTTATGATGGAGGATAGACCTTTCATCTCATACCAACACGACCTAGTACCTTCTAAGTTCTGGGGACGTGGTATCTGTGAGAAAGGATATAATCCACAGAAAGCATTAGATGCAGAGATGCGTGCGAGAATCGACAACTTAGCTCTTACTACTACACCTATGATGGCAGCAGATGCCACTAGGTTACCTAGAGGTTTGAAGCTAGAGGTTCGACCTGGTAAGACTATCCTTACGAACGGTGACCCTAGACAGGCTATTATGCCTCTAACACTAGGTTCCCCTAATCCTAATAATGATGCACAGGTAGCTCTCCTACAAAATATGATTCAGATGGGTACAGGCTCTTCTGATTCTACAGCAGCTCCTGATAGAGCTACTAGTTCTGGAATGTCTATGATGCAATCTGCATCTATCAAGAGACAGAAGCGTACTCTTATGAACTTCCAGAATACCTTCTTAATCCCTATGATTAATAAGACGATGTGGAGGAAGATTCAATTTGATGTAGATAGATACCCAGTATCAGACTATAAATTTGTACCTTACTCTACTATGGGTATTATGGCTAAAGAACTAGAGATGCAACAGATGGTATCTATGTTACAGTCAGTACCTAAAGACTCACCAGCATTTAGTATCTTGATGCTAGCAGTATTCCAAAACTCTAGTATTCATAATAGAGACCAGATCGTTAACTCACTTATGCAGAGTATGCAACCTAATCCTCAGCAACAACAGATTCAACAGATGCAGATGGAATTACAGTTCAAACAACAGGAAGCAGATATTCAGAAGACTCTAGCTGAAGCACAAGAAGAGCAAACTAAAGCTCAGCTTAATGCAGCCACAGCAGGAACTAAACAACCTAATGATCTGGATATGCAAGAACGTCTAGTTAAACTACAGAAAGAATTAGCTAACATAGATAAAGTTAAGGCAGATACACAGAGCACTCAAACAGACACATATAGAACAATTCCAGAGATGGAACACTTAAAGTCGGAGACAATGCTAAACTATGCAAATGCAAGAAGAACGCCAAACTAACGAGCAATTCTATAAAGATAGATTAGCTCTAATAGAACAAGACGGATGGAGAGCTTTAGTTGAAGAACTAAAAGAACTTAAAACCATCTATAACAAATTGGATTCTATTGAATCTGAGAGAGACCTTTGGTTCGCTAAGGGTCAGTTGTCAATTCTAAGACAGATGATTGCCTTGGAAGAAGCAACTAAACTAGCGGCAGAAGAACTAGATTATATTTAGCTCTGCCATTTATCAACCTTCATAACCCCTCAAGGGGCGGAGACTTTTATATGAGTAATATAGTAGTGGACGATAGTCCTACAGCAACAGAAGCACCAGTAACAGAACCAACAACAAACGACACAACAGCAGTACCCACAGAAACTCTAGTAGCTGAAGAAGCTACAACAGAGGAGTATGCAGTACCTGATAAGTTTGCTGGTAAGAGTACAGAAGAGATTATCAATAGTTATCAGAACCTCGAAAAAGAAATGGGTCGTAAGGCTCAGGAAGTTGGAGAGTTAAGAAAGTTATCAGATAGTTTCTTACAAGCTGAAGTTGCTAGACAACATAATCCACAGGTGGAGGCACCTACTAACCCTGAAACTGAGGAGACAGATTTCTTCGATGACCCCAACCAAGCGGTAAATCAAGCGATAGAGAATCATCCTAAGTTCAAAGAGTTCCAACAGTTCCAAGCACAGCAAGTACAACAAGCTGCTAAGGCACAGTTAGAACAAACCCACCCAGACTTTGG